GTACATACTTGTGCAGTCAGGCAAGCAGCGAAAATAATCTTGATTCGAAATAAGCAATGCGCTCGTGATGGAGATGAAAACGATGGTATTCTTCGAACTGGAGATCGGGCGATCGTAACTTTCAAATTTTGCTACAAATCAGAATTCCTGAAAAAAGGATTTCGCCTATTACTTGCAGAGGGTCGCGTTAAAATTATTGGAAAAGTTTTAAACGTAATCGAGGAAATAGTTAAGGTGAAATAAAAAATGAAAAATAAATATTTTTTTGACATATTTGTAAATGTCAAAACTTCAAATCACGTGTCCGATAACACTTGAAAATATTGTTGACCCTATTTTAACACCCGATGGTCATACTTATGAAAAGAAAGCGATCGTTGAATGGGTTTCGAGGAATGGTAATTCGCCTCTCACGAAAAAACGCGTATCTCTGTTTGATTTAAAACCCAATTATGCGCTGTTGCAAGTTATTGCAGAGAACCGCTCCGCGGGACCTGCGGAGCCCCTTGCGGGGCCCCTTGCGGAACTAGTCGAGAATATCCTTGCGGAAGTCCCTGCGGAGCCCCTTGCGGAAACCCTCCCAATAATTACATTTATGCACAATTCCGAGAAAACCGATACGATTGTGACAGTAACAGTTCCTCTAAACACCATTCCAAAGAAATGTGCAATCATTCTTTGTATTGATATTTCAGGAAGTATGAATACGACAGTCTATGTTAAGAAAGAAGGAGGTAATGTTGAATGTGATGGATTAACACAGCTCGATATTGTAAAGCATGCATCAATTACTATTATTGAAAATATGGATTCAACAGATATTCTGGGTATTGTTACATACGATTATTATAGTAATGTAAAGTTGAAGCCTGTAATTATGAATTTGATTAATAAGAAAATCGCGATTGAAATCATCAAGTCTCTTTTTGCAAATGGGAGCACCAATATCTACCAAGGTCTTGTAGATAGTATTGTAAACTTGAATACGATTCCAAATCATTTTTACAAGAGTGTGTTGCTCTTAACGGATGGTGTTCCGAATATTGAGCCTTCAAATGGAACTCTCGAGGCATTTTCTCGTTTCAAAACGACTGAGAATGTCACTTGCGATATCTATAGTTTTGCTTTCGGTGAAAAGTCGGATAGTTCATTATTGAATAACATTTCATCTCTTACCAATGGTTCATTTGCATTTATTCCTGATGGAACTATGGTTGGAACTGTCTTTGTTAATGCAATTAGCAACATTAAGACTATTGCGATTCCGAGAATGAAAGTCTATGATCTTGATTTTGGAATCATCCGTATCGGGCAACCAAAGTACATTTATCGAAATACGTATTTACCATCAGATTTGAAGATTCAGTACGATGAGGTTCTTGCTTCGTACCTAAAGGCGAGAGGTATTATTTTTAGCACAGTACGGAATGCTTATCTGACAAGGTCGCATGATAATACCATTTCCAATTTGGTTGTAGATTCTCAACTCGAATCAATTCGTGATCTCCTTGCAGACGTGAAGGATCAGATATTCCTTGCCCTTTCGGAACAATACTTTTCAAAGTGGGGAAAACATTACATACTTTCATTTTTGAATGCCCATGAAGATTTTTATTGTAATAATTTCAAAGATAAGAGCGTGCAGCATTATGGAGGAGACTTGTTCAAATCTCTTCGTCGAAAGTGTGAAGACATCTTCCTGAATATTGAGCCACCGAAACCTTCAGCTGAAGGATATGAGAATTATGTACTACCTCAAGATTCAATTTCGATGAATTATTATAGTTCAGGGTCCCCTTGTATGACGAGAGACACGATTGTTTATCTTGCAGATGGAAGTAAGATTCTGTTATCAGACTTGAAAAAGGGAGATGTTGTAATATCAGGTAATAAGACATCAGTTGTAACGTGTGTAATTTGCACATTAAATTGCGAACAACCCGTTGTTGATTTTGACGAGCTGAAGATTACACCATGGCATCCAGTGTGGATGAATGAATGGCGTTTTCCGAAGGATATTCATGCGAGAATGTTAATGTATTCTGGTACTTTATATAACATTGTGCTGGAGTCTCGAGAAACTATCAGACTTGGCTCTTTCCAAGTTGCAACTCTTGGTCATAATTTGACAGGTCCAGTTATATACCATCCTTATTTCGGTACAGACCTAGTTATTTATGATTTGATGAAGATGGAAGGATGGGAAGAAGGGAGAATTATTCTTAATTCGGGATGTGCTGTTCGAGGGAGTTATGGCCTTGTTAAAAAACTTGTTCAAAACTAAAAAAAATGATTTTTAAAAAGGTGATTCATTTTTAATTAAAAATGAATCCTTCTGATCTTGTAAGAAACCTTGAAGAACAAAAGGCTTCTTTGGAGATCAAGTGTAACACGCTTGAGGAGGCTCTATCAAAAAGTGTTGCAAACTATAATAAGTGCAAAATGCAGTTACGTATGGAAAAGATCAAGTCCAATCTATTTGCAAATATTATTGACACTCATACACAGCTGAAAGTGGAAGATTTGTACAAAGAAACTGAAGACGGTGTGAGTATATACAATTATGAGGGTGGAAATGTACCACTGATTGTTCACGATATTCTTGGAGAACCGAAGAAATACATTGTAACCGTTCGGAAAAAGACCGTTGAGTCTGGAAAGGTATTTCGTTCTGCGAAAAACAAGGTTGAAATTATGGATGAAAATCCAGTTGAGCAAGAGGAGAAAATCAAGAAGATTGATGATGATATTGAAGAAATCAAAAATGAGAATTTCGATGTATCTATTTCCGATACTCATACAGAGATTGAAACTATTTTTGTTGATGTTAAAAAGAATCGTGTGTACAAAAAATCTTTGGGAGAGCTAAAGAATCTTCGAAGTAAGCTTCTTGGAAAATTAAATCTTACTGACTATATTAAGTTAATCCAAACTCATGTTAAACGGCTTGAAAAAGTCTTTGGAGATAAGGGTTACGACAAGAAAAAACAGATTTCTTTCATAACATTGGCATTATCACCTCTTGAGCATCGTCTGGTATTCTATGGGCAGTATTATGATAAATATTTAGAAACTGACGAACTTCAGAAATTACGCCTTTCGTTAAAGGTGAATGCTAATTATCCAAAGAGATATATTCCTTATAATCATACAGAGATTATACCCAAGCTGTATAACTACACATTGACCTTATTTCCTCTTAATTTCGTTCTTAAAAACGTTTTCAATAATCGATACGGCTTTCCGAATGTTGTTTATCTCGATCTTGACAATAATAATGACCCATTCTCTTTCTATACACTCGATAAGATTGAAACGAATGGCAAACGGCATTGGAAAATGGAATGTCGTCTCGATGATTTTAGTCAGCATATCGCAATCCATTTAACTACCTATTGTGTCACACTTTTCCGTCAAATCTATCACGATGCATTTCATGACAATGTATACCGTGATGATTATCAGAATGCATGCTTCATTATGCACAACGATCAAGATTGCGAGCAATTGATTGCGAACATAATTCTTCTTTCACAGCCAAAACTATTCTGTCAGACTCTTCAAGAAATTATTAGTTCTTTCTGTGTTATTTCTCCAACATCTCTAGATAGTTTTAATTTCACAGCTGATGACAGGAGTCATAAAAAACAGTTTTCTTCAAAGAATGACAAGGATGAAGATATTACTTGTGCTATCAAGCGTGTCTTTGATGAGATTAGTAACGAGAAAGCTATAGCTTTCTGGCAGTCTAAAAAGCTTATTTAGAGAAATATTTTCTAAATAGAAATGTTCAAGTATACTAAAACTGTCAATAGACTTCGTTATTTTTTTGATAATCTAGGATTTCAAGAGGTGCTTACACAGCAAAAGGTTGGAATTGTGAATGTAGTTAATCAACCTTACTATCTTGATATCTTTCAATATAGAGATCAGTTATATCCTTGTCCACAGACTTCACGTTATCATCTATCTCATGATCTTGTCCATTTGGATTTAGAAGGAGTGTATTCATTGAGTACATCATATACTGATAATATTGAGCCAGTTTTTGAATTCGAATTCCGTGGAAGAAATCAGAAACTCATCAATATTCAGAGTGCATTATGTCGGTATTTGAATCTTCCACCAACGATTAATTCAAACCTCAAGACAACTTTCGATAACTACCCATATGGGAAGTATTCTGACATGTGTAAAAAGTATCGAACTCCGAATGTGAATCTTTCAAATCTAAAAATTGATTTCGGACCAGTTTTCTTGTTACAAAATTCTGATTTTCTTTCTTGGGATTCAACCGCAAACACAAGTGTAATAATTGACGGGAAAAGTGTTATGTTTGGGACTGAAAAATGCTGTGATAATAGCGTGTTGGAAACCAATTTTCACAGTAGTGTATTCCCTTCGATTCTTTCAAATTACTTTGATGTCGGCAGAATCGAACGCGATTTGGATAAGTATCTAGCGATTGACTTTCCTGAACACGCTGGATGCACTATTAAGCTAGAAATGCTCGATAACGTACTCGAAAAACTCACAAAGTAAAGATATTATAAAAATGATTAAACTTTTATTAATCTTATATATTAATAACTTATCAAACATGTCAGATACAGAACCTTGTTGTATGCACGAAAATGCTATCACCGAAAAAGGAATTATTATATGCATCGACTGTGGTGAGGAAACGCAAAGAAAAATTACACACGATAAAGAGTGGCGATACTATGGACAGGGAGATAATAAAAACTCATCAGATCCAAATCGCGTTCAGATTCGAAAAGTCGATGACCGTGGTATTTTTAAAGATGTAGAGAATCTTGGTTTCAGTGAGAAAATAATTGCAAAAGCAAATAAAATTTATGCACAGGTTACGAATGGAAAGATTTTTAGAGGAAACTCTCGCAAGGCAGTAGTGTTTGCATGCATTTTTCATGCTTACAAGCTACAGGGAAAGCCCCAGAGCCATGAGAGATTGATTAAGATTTTCAGTTTAAATCGCAAAACGGGATTGAAAGGACTGAAATTTGTAAATTTATACGCCCCCAAAAACTCCGATATTCGGACCACATATATAACTCCTGTGAATTTGGTTGATGAGATTATGGAACAATTCAACGCAACCAAAGAACAGAAAGAAGAGGTGATTGAACTCTATAACCAAGTTAAGAATAAATCATCTCGTCTGAACCGATCACGACCTCAAAGCGTAGCTTCTGCTATTGTATATTATTGGATATGTTTGAAGCATAAGGAAATTTCATTACACGACTTTACCCAAAAAGTCACACTCAGCGAACTCACGGTGCAAAAAATTGCAAAGGAGATTGCTGAAGTATTAGAAACTCCAGATATTGTTTAAAAAAATGAAAATTTTTTAAACTAATAGAAGTAGAAGAAATGTCTACAGGAAAATTGTTTCATGATAATGGTACTTTAATGTATGAAGGCGAAATGAAGGACGGAGTAACCCATGGAAAAGGTAAGTTGTATTACGAGAATGGCACACTTGAGTATGAAGGAGAAATAAAAGATGGAGCAGCCCATGGAAATGGTAAGATTTACCACAAGAATGGATCTCTTAAGTATGCAGGAGAAATGCAGAATGGACAACTTCATGGATATGGTAAGCTATACTATGCGAATAGTATTCTTGAATATGAAGGAGAAATGAAGAATGGTGTTTTTCACGGTAATGGCAAACTGTATTACGGAAATGGCCTTCTTAAGTATACAGGAGAAATGATGAATGGAGCAGGTCACGGAAATGGTAAGAGTTACTATGAGAATGGTTCCTTGAGGTTTGAAGGAGGTTTTTCAAACGGAATATGTCATGGAAATGGAAATATTTACAATGATAATGGTTCCTTGAGGTTTGAAGGAAAATTTTCAAACGGAAAAGAACATGGAAAAGGAGTGAGGTTCTATACAGAACTTGGTTCTGGTTACAAAGGTGAAATGAAAAATGGATATCGCCATGGTCTCGGAATATCATTTAAGAATGGTGTTCTTCAGTTTGAAGGAAAATGGCTTAACGGAGAGAAGAAATATTGAGTTATTAAAAAATGAAAATTTTTTAAACAATAAAAGTAGGAAAAATGTCTATAATCAAGGCTGTAGGGAAGTCTGTAAGGAAAATGCCTTTCAAAATATGTCCAATGAACATGTCTGTAGGAAAAATGTTCCATGAAAATGGCACCTTAATGTATGAAGGAAAAATGGAGAATGGATTACCTTATGGAAGTGGCAAAACTTATCGTGAGAATGGCACTTTAATATATGAAGGAAAAATGGAGAATGGATTACCTTGTTAAAATCATGTTTCTGAGTATTCATAATGAATAATGAGTTTGAGGAGAAATATTAATTCATTTCTTAATATAAATGTTATGCAAGTATCGAGATAGTCTTGGAAAACCAAATCAAGGTGTTCACAAGCATGTTGCTGGTATTGCAATAGGCGACTTGTTAGCGACTATCCTCATTGCTTTTGGAATTGCAAAATGGAGAAAGTGGAATTTTTTCTATGTGTTTGGAATCATAATGGTGATTACAATTATTGTACACAGAATTTTCTGTGTGAATACAACTATAAATAAGGCTATTTTTGGCAAGGTTTAGGAACGTGCTTGTCGATAGACCAAATAAGATATAAGTGAATATCATTCTTCAATTCGACTTTCTTACTCATTGTTTTCTTTTGGAAAGCAATATTTTCCCTTGTAGGACTGAGGAGAACCTCAACATTTAAACAGTTGAGAAAACGCTGATTTAGACCGTGATGAACTAATCTATATTCAGACTTCGGAAGTAAAGTATTAATAACTTGCATTATTTCTTCATCCATTTTTGAATATTTCTCTTGTGTTTAAAATTGATTTTTAATTTTTTCAGAGATTGAAAATTAAAATGATTCCAAATAATATTACTATTTGAA